GATAAGAAAAAAAGAATTATCAATACTGTTATGGGTGATACAATGTTGTTTGAGGGGGATGCACTTGAAAATATACTTCAATCAATTAACGAAAAGAGAAATTGAAAATAGTCGGTGTATAGTGGTAATAATAAGGTTGTTTTAGGTTATAATGGTAGATTTGGTACGTATTTTTGATTGTTGACTTTCTGCAAAACATTTTTTTTCTATAAATATATGTTTTCTTATAATCTATCTGCAACAAAGTCCCAATCTACAACTCTCCAAAAATTTTTTATGTATTCATCTCTTCTGTTTTGATATTTCAGGTAATATGCATGTTCCCACACATCTAAACCAAGTAATGGTTTACCACCATCTTTAATGAAATTCATCGTAGGATTATCTTGATTTGGTGTTGTTATAATTTTTAATTTACCGTTGTCCTTGAGCACTAACCAAACCCAACCTGAACCAAATACACTTTTGGCGGCTTCGTCAAATTTTTTTTTGAATTCTTTAACTGTTCCAAAATTGGAATTAATTCTTGATTCTAATTTCATTGGAATTTTTGGTGAATGTGGTGTCAACATATTCCAAAACAAAGAATGATTGTATGCACCACCAGCATTATCACGAATCGGTTTTTCATTTTCTTTGACGGATGAAACAATTTCCTCCAAGGACATATTTTCATACCGTTTACCTTTGGTTGCTAAATTTAATTTGTCAACATAACCCTTGTAATGTTTTGTATAATGTACATTCATTGTCGTTGGATCGATGAATGCCTTTAACGATGTAAAAGAATACGGTAGTGGTTCAACAATAACATTACCGTGTTTAATCTTTGATTTTTTCTGTTCTTCAATTAATCTTTTTCGTTCTTCAATTTTTTGTTCAATTAACTCAATTCTATTTTCCAAATATTTCATAACCCACCAAGACTTTAGTGTCTTAGATAAGTATTATGCTGGTGGTAAATATAACTGTTTCTTCTTATCTGATAAAAATATTGGAACTGTGAGTCTAGTCACAATGAGAACAATATGTCAAACATTTAAAACCAATTTGGGTAGGTAATTTTCAATGAAAAAATGGCGACAATTGAAACTTCATCAATTACAAAAATTTATTCCCCGTAAATATCTTTTTTCTTAGTACAATTTTGTTCGATGAGTTTTTCCAAAAACTTATAGATTTTTATTCCATTATCATCACAGAATTTTTTTAGCTTATTGTGTGAATCAATTGAAATTTTAATGTTTTTGGTTGTTTTTTTCATAAAAGATAAAAAAAGATAATTTTTACTTACCAATATAAATAAGTTTTTATAAAAAAAAATACTTTATCGATTAAGATAATATTTATATCAATAAAACCTTAAAAAAAATACATAGTATGGCAACTACCAATAAAATATTCGTTTCCCCCGGCGTTTACACTTCTGAAAGGGATCTAAGTTTTGTAGCACAAAGTGTTGGTGTTACAACATTGGGTTTGGTCGGTGAGACTTTGACAGGTCCTGCTTTCGAACCTATCTTCATAACTAACTACGATGAATTCGAAGCTTTCTTCGGCGGGACAATTCCCGAGAAATTTGTTAATACACAAATCCCAAAGTATGAATTAGCATATATTGCAAAGTCTTATTTACAACAATCCAATCAGTTGTTTGTGACTCGTGTTTTGGGTCTTTCTGGATACGATGCTGGTCCAGGTTGGTCGTTGTCAATACAAGCCAATGTGGATGGGACTACAGTCGGACTTAACGGGTCATCATCTACTTATACGATTACATTTGTTGCTACGACAGGTGGTACTGTAACCCTTACACCTGTTGGTACAACACTAGTAGGTACAAACTTGAATAATCCTTTTACGTTGTTGAATGGGAATTCGTCTTCCTTTAATTCTCAATTATCCGCTCAAGTCTCTGCGATTGTAAACGCAAGTGGTACTACTAGTGGTTCTTCGATATACTATTTTGGTACGATATCTGACGCTGTTTATAGTTCTTTGGGTTCGTACACAGCCCAGACAAATGTTTTCGGTTGTTCAGGACTAACTGATTCACAAGCCGAATATACATCTCCAGATAATGATGCTTGGTATTATTCGAATTTTAATGAAAGTTCGAACGGTAACTACACTGGTTACTCATTTGTGAGTGTTGTGAGTAATATTATTAATTCTGGTGCTGGAGTGTACAATGGAACTATATCTGGTACTGTTTTTAATTTTTCTGGTGTTTCTTATCTAGACTATAATAATGTTGTAGTAGCAACCCTTCGTTCTAGAGGTATTTCTAACTACGGCTCTGGTGGTACAGGTCCAAGATATCAAGTCACTGGGTTGACAAGTGTTACACTTAATACTACTGGTTCTTACTCAGCTGTGACTGAGAATCCGTTTTCTCGTTTTGCAATTTCAGGTATTACCGATGGCGCAAATTCTCCTGAAAATTTCCAATTTGTTGTTTCTTTATCACAAACCGATCAAAATTACTTACCTGCTGTTTTAGGTAGAACAAACTTTGGTAAAAGTAGAACCGAAGTTCCTTTGTTTGTTGAAGAAGTATATCCAACCTTACTTACATACGGTTACAACAAAGGTTATATCAGAGGTATCAAAACCAATATAATCGCAACCCAGGGTTTGAGATATTCACCAACAACAGGTTCGATTGCTAATTACTTAGAAAGATATAGAGCCGCTGAATCTCCTTGGGTTGTTTCACAACTTCGTGGTAGCACTGTCGAACGTTTGTTCAAGGTGTTGACGATTTCAGATGGTGATGCGGCTAATACACAAATCAAAATTTCTATTCAGAATATTTCTTTCAACAATTTAACTTTTGATTTAGGTGTTCGTGATTTCTTCGACACCGACACAAATCCAGTTTACTTGGAAAAATTCACAAATTGTAATATGGATCCAGCTTCTAACAACTACGTTGGTGTGAAGATTGGTACTTCTGATGGTGAGTATGCTTTGAATTCCACATACATTATGTTAGAATTAGATTCTGATGCACCTATCGACTCACTTCCTTGTGGTTTCGAGGGTTATGTTATGAGAGAATATCCAAATAGTCTTCCACCGTTCCCGATCTATAAAACTGCTTATTATTTCCCCGGTGAAGTTATTTATAACCCCCCATTTGGAACGACAACAGGTCCTGTTTCATCTCGTGGTATGTCAAATGCGGTACAAAGTTCTGGTGACAAAGTTAGAACAACTTTCTTGGGTATTTCAAGTCAAATTGGATATGATGTTGATTTTTATCAATACAAAGGCGCACAGTATCCTGTAAGTATTTGTGATTCCGAAGCTGCTGAACCTTGGGATTATATTACACAAGGTTTCCATATGGATTCTGGTGCAACGGTAGTTCAGATTGCTGTAGGTCCTACTTCAGGTACACCAGCTTTCCAATGTGGTGATGCATCATTCCAATCTGATCCAGAAACTTCAGAAAACCCATACTATCAAATTCAAGCACGTAAGTTTACATTTTTGGTACAAAAGGGTTTCGATGGTTGGGACATTTATAGGGAATATCGTACAAACGGTGACTCATTTATTTTAGGTGGTGCTGGATACCAAAGAGGTGCATGTTCATCTACAAGATATCCAAATGCTACTGGTTGGGGTGCTTTTAAACCAATTAGTGTATCTAACTTCACAGACTACACAAATACCGACTACTATGCATACTTGTTAGGTATTAGTACTTTCAATAATCCTGAATCTACAAATATCAATGTATTTGCAACCCCAGGTATTGATTACGTCAACAATTCTAATCTTGTTGAAGATGCGATTTCTATGGTCACATTTCAAAGAGCTGACTCAATTTATATTGTTACTACCCCTGACTGTAATGTTTTCTTACCTACAAGTAATGATAACTTTATTTACCCAACAGAAGCTGTTGATAACTTGGATAATACAGGTATTGATTCTAATTACACAGCTACCTATTATCCTTGGATCTTGGTGAGAGACACTGTAAATAACACACAGATCTACATCCCACCAACAAATGAAGTTTGTAGAAATTTAGCACTAACCGACAATATTTCTTTCCCTTGGTTTGCAACAGCAGGTTACACTCGTGGTTTGGTCAACGCTATCAAAGCTCGTAAGAAACTTACACAAGAGGATAGAGATACTTTGTATCAGGGACGTATCAATCCAATTGCAACATTCTCTGATGTTGGAACTGTAATTTGGGGTAACAAAACTCTTCAGATTGCTGATACAGCCTTGAATAGAATTAATGTCAGAAGATTACTACTACAAGCTAGAAAACTTATCTCTGCAGTAGCTGTAAGGTTGTTGTTTGAACAGAACGACGCTAAGGTACGTCAAGACTTCCTAGACAGTGTCAATCCTATCTTGGATGCCATCAGAAGGGACAGAGGACTCTATGATTTCAGAGTGACTGTGAGCAGTTCTCCTGAGGATTTAGATCGTAATACTTTGACTGGGAAGGTGTATCTAAAACCTTCTAAAGCATTAGAATTTATAGACATCGAGTTTTTGATTACACCAACTGGAGCATCTTTTGAAAATATTTAATCTTAGATGTCTGTAACACCAATCGAACGTACTATCATCTCGGAGGGTTTCGATACATTCGGAACCCCCGATTTGAAGTATTATGCTTTTGATTGGGATGATAATATTCTTCAAATGCCCACTAAAATTATGCTTATTGATGAGGGGGGTGATGAAGTTGGTATGTCAACAGAGGATTTTGCAAAGTTTCGTTCTAAAATAGGCGCAGAAGATTTTGACTACGAAGGTAGAAAAATTGTTGGGTATGCCGATAATCCTTTTCGTAATTTCAGAACTTCTGGAGATAGGAAATTCTTGTTGGATGCTATGGTTGCTAAACCAGGACCAGCGTGGTCTGACTTCATTGAAGCAATCAACAATGGTTCTATTTTTTCAATTATAACAGCTAGAGGACATAACCCAAGAACAATTAGAGAAGCTATTTATAATATGATCGTCCAAAATCATATGGGTATAAACAAAGATTTACTTGTTAAGAACCTTAAAAAGTACAGAAAGATTACCAAAGAAGGACCAGTGAATAGTAAAGATCTTATCAACTATTATCTAGATCTGAACAAGTATTATCCTGTTTCATTTGGAGATGAAGGAAGTGCATCTAGTCCTGAAGAACTCAAAGTAAAAGCTCTTAAAGAATTCATTAATTATGTTAAAGGACACGCAAAGAAGTTAAAAAAGAAACTTTATTTGAAAGATGAAATTAGTAATAGGTTTTTACCTACAATTGGGTTTTCAGATGATGATAAAAAGAATCTAGAAAGAATTAAACAAGAATTTAGTAAAGAACCTCTTTTAAAGACTTATGATACTTCATCAGGAACTAAAATCAAATATTAATACAAATAATCAGAATAGTTACACAAGAAAGTTAAAAAGAACTTCTCAAAGAACACATAACCTTTTTTCAAGAACTACTACAAATTCATATACAAATTATCAGATTAAAAAAAAAAGTAAATAGAAAAAAATTTAAATAAGTAATTAATTAAGAACTTCTCAAAGAACATATAACCTTTTTTCAAGAACTACTACAAATTCATATACAAATTATCGGATTAAAAAAAAAAGTAAATAGAAAAAAATTTATAACCTAATATTTATAAACAAAAAACAAAAAAGTTATGGCTGATTTACTAATGAAAATGCCCGTTCCGTATGAACCGAAAAGGGTTAACCGATTTATACTTAGATTTGATTCAACGTTAGGTATTAACGAATGGTTTGTTGAATCAACTGATAGACCTTCTATCGATATTGGATCAACGGAAATTCCTTTCTTAAACACTTCAACGTTCGTTGCTGGACGATTCAAGTGGAATGCAATGACTATTACATTCAGAGATCCTATTGGTCCTTCAGCCACACAAGCTCTTATGGAGTGGGTTCGCCTACATGCTGAATCAGTAACTGGTCGTATGGGTTATGCCGCTGGATACAAAAAGAATCTCGATTTAGAAATGCTTGACCCAACAGGTGTGGTTGTAGAAAAATGGATTTTAGATTCATGTTTCATAACAAAATCAGCTTGGAATCAGGCACAATATGGTCAGGATGGTCTTGCAACACTAGCAGTCACAATTCAACCTGACCGATGTATCTTGGTGTATTGAAAATTTGATTTCATTAAAATTATTTCAAAAAAATCCCGTATACAAAATATACGGGATTTTTTGTTGACTATTTAAATTTACTAACTATAAATTATAGTATTTACTAACTTATGGACGAAAATTTAATTAAATACGGTCAAGAGAACTTTTCTCTTCCCCACGATGTTGTAAAACTACCCAGTGGTGGTAGATTTTACCCCAACAGAAAAAAATCAGTTAAAGTCGGATATCTCACAGCCAACGATGAGAATTTACTAATGGCAACAAATTCAGATGATTTGATTATAAATCTGTTGAGATCCAAGATATATGAACCAGATCTGAGACCAGATGATATGATCAATGGTGATCTTGAAGCTATTCTTATCTTTCTGAGAAACACATCTTTTGGTCATGAATATAGTGTACAAAGTGAAGATCCGCAAACTGGGAAACCATTCAAGGCTGTTTTAAGTTTGGATGAGTTAGAGTTCCGAAAACCAAACGTTGAACCAGACGAAAACGGAACTTGGACAGTAACACTTCCCAAGTCACAAACATCAGTAACAATCAGACCATTACTGTTCAAAGAAATAACAGAAATTAACCGTCAAGCGGAATCATACCCCCAAGGACGTGTTGCGCCAAAAGTTACTTGGAGATTACAAAAACAGATCGTATCGATTAATGGTGACAAACAAAATCAAACAATAGCCAAGTTTATTGATACATTACCGATTATGGATTCAAAATTCAT